GCTGGACGATTTGAAAAGAGAAATTGAAAATCAATAATAACAAAAATAGAAAGTAATAAAAATGAATAATAAAAATACAGACCACCATAAGCGCATGCAAGAAACGCTAGCAAAGCTAAATGAAAAGAAACTATTCAGGGCCGCATTAAAGGCCGGCAAGCTTGAATTCGTAGTCGTAGGTAGAAAGGCGCAATCATGAGTCAAGTTAACATGAATGAGACGCAACGCGAATTAGTGTTGGACCTGGCCGAAGACTTCGCGCCATTCGTAAAGAAAGTTGAAAGCGGCATGGCCTTAACTCGAAACCACTATGGCGTCTATGGGTCCATGATCATCAGATTGAGCAAGGGAAATAGAAAGCTTGCGCTAATGCTTAGCTACGCTTTAATGATGGCCGGCGCAAATGGACAAGGTGTAAGCGACGCAATGGGCGCATTTTTTCCTGAATAACAATAACAAAAATAGAAAGTAATAAAATGAATAATCAAATTAAAAAATATCCATTCAATGACGGGGACGATTATTGGACAGTAGAAAATGGCGTTTTAGAATGTTCCTGCTGGGATGAAGTAAGCGAGGAAATCTTTGATGAAAACCCGAACAGAATATACTATTATATTGAGGGAAATTTAATTGCTATGATTAAATTAGACTCTCAGGATAAGACTACCGACGAGAGAACCTTTATGAGTCAGCTGGTATGCGCTGGTACTCATCAATTTAGAAAAATAAAATAGGAAAATTATGAAAAAAACAAAAGAACAAATCGCAAACGAGCACAAGCTCGAAGATATACACTTGCAATTAGACTTAGCAAATGCACCAACTGACAAGCTTTTGAATTACGATATAATTCTTAGAGTAGGTGACGATGGCGAAGCCTACGAGGGGTTCTCTGTTTATGATTATAAAAATCAAGAGGAAATTACTTGGGTATCATTCAACAAATAAATAGGAAAATTATGAAAAAGACAAAGCAAACCATAAGTGAGCGCAAGCTCGTAAATAGTGAGAGAGAAGCGGAATCGGCGATGATATTATTTGCTTGCATCCTGGGCGGGGTAATACTTATACTGCTAGCCATTGCAATGGGATAAACCACCAGTCCTTGCACAAGAAATCACCACTCACGAGCCCTACAAGGGCTTACAATATCAATATAGGGGTAACACCCTTGCAAACAATCAAAACGCCTTCTAGGGGCATTAGAAGCCTCTAGGGGGTGCATTACAGGAAATATGTTACAATTTAATTCAACATCAGAGTCAAGGTCCAGTGCGGTTCAGTGCATGGAAGGATTCAAGGATAAAATAGAGATGCTCATGAAAGCAGGGGACATCCTCGACCATTGCACGCGGGGTAGATCTACGGAAAAAGAAGCGCGTAAAGCAAGGGCAAGGTCGCTGAAAATATGGAAGGATACCGGGTGTCCAATATCTCAGGCCGCGGAGCTAGGCGGGGCAAACAGAACAAACTTTCACAAATGGCTGATAAGAGAGGGGCATCACACTCCAAAGAGTAAGTGAGTTGCTACAAGATTTCATATACCAGGAGAGATATGCCAAACGAATGCGGAGCCATAAAGCACGCCCATACAGCGGACGAAGCGTTGAAGTATCTGGCCGTAGGCAATAAGAGTAAAGGCTACAAGCTGAAGCGAAGCGGTGTATCAATAATGGTTCTAAATATCGAGGAGATAAAAGACACTTGACAAGTCACTTACAATGGATATTAGTTTTTTAAATATACCGTGTCGCGACGGATCAGACCAATTTACCGCTTGTTAATCCAAGCATCTTAAGGCCTCTTCTAGCGCGACATAGAAGAGGCTTTTTTATTTTACAGTATATCGGAGCAAGGCAGGTGGACGAACCACTGACCCCAAGTCTGAGTAAGTGGTTACATAGCTTGAACGAAACCCGGCTATGTATAAAAGGTTTGCAGTAATGCAGGAACGGCCACGGTTAGCGTAATACAGGACTTACCACGCGCGATGATCCGGGGCACTATTGAAGGCGGGGACACTCATAATTTGAGGCTCTACCAGGCATAGGTTTGACCAGTAATGGGGAACCTATGTCTAACGGGAAGCAACTCTAATTTGAACGAGGCTAAAAAAAGCATTGACCTTACAATTATTTAATCCAAAATAATATATATGAATAAAAAAACTGATAAGAAAACTGCTCTGCTGGATGTAGAAATAATACTGTATAAACATGCCGCTAAAGCAGAAGCTGAAGGAACAAACCTTCTCACATTAAAATCAATGTGTAGACAAGCAATCGATCAATGTGTCATGGGATGCAGGGCATCTGAGTTTTACCTCGTAGTATCTGGTCGTAACAACTATCGTAAGACACTCTATCCCAGTTATAAAGGTAACCGGGGAGCCAAGCCGCCATTGTATGATCCGTTGAGCAAGGCCATGAAAGAGATGTATGCAGAGCGGTGGTATCAGCATGACCAGCTAGAAGCTGATGATTTACTGGGCATAATTGCTACCAATGGAAAGATAGAGAAGCCTATTATATGCAGCATAGATAAAGATATGCTGTCTGTGCCTGGGTGGAACTATAACTGGGATAAGGATGACTGGCCCACCTATGTAAGCCAAGAGGAAGCGAACCACAATTGGCTAGTGCAACTACTCATGGGAGACAGCACCGATTGCATCGAGGGCATGAAGGGTATCGGCAAGGTGAAAGCAGAGAAACTTATTAAGAAGTATGGAGACCCCGAGCTGAGTGTTCCAGACCAAGCTAAAAATATTTACGAAAAGGAAGGTTTTTCTCTTGACCAGTATTATGCTTGCCTAAATACTGTGACCATATGGAGGAAGCCATTGCCGGAAGCACTCCTAGAAAACGATCTCATTACAGACATAGTAAAAACAATACCAACCCTAGAATAAAATGGATATAAAACAAGAAAACATCGAGCGCATACAGACGCAGATAGATATGATACGCCAAGAGTCACGCGCTCTTTCCTACCGCATCGAGAGAATGACGGAGCAACGCAAGGACCTGACCCAGGAGAAGAATGATCTCAAGGACAGACTGGAGGCCGTCAATGCGATACCAGCCAAAGAACTTATCGAGGGAACCAACGATGCCCTTGCCAACCTAAGCATTAGAATATAATCAAACATATGAAAACATCCGAAAAAATAAGAAACATAATCGACACTCAAATTGGTGAGGACATAAGCTCCGCATGGGAAAACCAGAACATCACAGGCCCAAACTACGGAGAGTTACTTGAAATACTGGTTGAGGTCAGCAAGCTAGAAGCTGCAAATCAAACTGAAGGAACATAATCCAATGCAAGACAAGGATAAGTCCCTTAGCACATGGAAAGCCATGGTTCACGGAAATGGCACATGGAGAGCTATGAAAATCAGGAACAAGTTCGAGAAATGGAACGAAGATTTTGTTGACATCAAAGACATGGATCCTACAGAATTATGTAAGTATTACTTATCCACCAAGAAAATAATAAACGACAACCCAGTTATAAAAATGAATAAAATAGAAGTTAGAACCGCAGAGATTGACCCGCACACAGAAGTGTTTGCCCTAGACGTAGACGATGTATCACTACAGCGTTTGCAGTATGGAGAAGTTGGCAGCCCACATCCCTACGTTAAGGTGGCTGATGTTGCCAAAGCATTGCAACAAAAGACTCCACGCAGCGATGGAGATCTCTTAGATTTAATAGATAACAAAGGCTACACCTACTGCTTCTTTGCGGCTAAGGGAGAGGTTACGGAGAACGAGCACAGATGCGTTGCCATATATGCTCCTAATGGTCAGCAACTTACAGGAGTTGCAGAAGGATTTGAAACTGTCAGAGAAGCCCTCGGCTATGTCCTAGACATGGAAGAACAATCATAAAAAGAAAGATACAATGTGGATACTACCAAGGCAATTACACATCTCAGTCTATGCTCCGGATACGAGGGCATTGGTCTCGGACTCAGAAGCGTTCTCCCAACTCTGCGAGAAGTCGCTTACGTGGAGAGGGAAGGATTCCCTATCGCGAACCTGGTTGCAAAGATGGAAGAGGGAAAGCTGGATGCAGCACCTGTGTTCACGGACGTTAAAACCTTCCCATACAGAAAGTTTCGTGGATACGTGGACATCCTTTCCGGAGGATTCCCGTGTCAGCCATTCTCAGCTGCTGGAAAGCGTCAAGCTACTGAAGACCCCAGGCACCTCTTCCCCTACATCGCAGACGGAATTAGAGAGTGCCAACCTAGAATTGTTTTCCTTGAAAACGTACAAGGGATCCTCAGCTGCAAGACAGCCGACGGAGAGCCAGTTCTCCAGTATGTCCTCCGAGAGTTGGAAGGAATGGGTTATCGAGCAACGGCAGGAATATTCTCAGCGGAAGAAGTCGGCGCACCTCATCAGCGAAAGCGGGTCTACATCCTTGGCATGGCCAACAGCGAGCGTAGCGGGATGCGTAGAGGGATGCGTAGAGGGGGGAGTAGTCAAGAATGTGGAGATGACCTCAGGCGGATTCAAGGCAACGAGGGAGAACGGAACGAGTTACGGGGCGAAGTTGAGGGATGCAGTCGAGACTTACGAGAAGAAATGGGCAACACCAAGCACGATGGATCATATCAATGTAGTGAGAAAGCCAGAGGAGAGATCGGAGAAAGCCAACAAGGGGGGGTGCAAGAATCTCAGGGAGGAAGTAATGCAACCACAGAACTGGCCAACAGCATCAGCGAGGGACTGGAAGGACACAGCGGGCATGAGCACGGAGAGGGACGGCAAAGCACTGGGCAGAGTGGACCAACTGCCACGAGCGGTTTACCATCACGATGGCCTGCAAGACCAAGCGAACCCCAACACGAATGGGAAGAGCCAAGAGTCACAGGGCAAGCTGAACCCCAACTGGGTCGAACACCTAATGGGTCTTCCAGCAGGGTGGACAGACTTAGGCTACTGGGAAACGGAGTAGTTCCTGCTACCGCAGCCAAGGCATTTATAACATTAATCAATAGACTCATTTGAAAGTAGAGAAGCCATACAACTCAGGTCAATGGACCAAGGCTCGTTACAGGAGCTTTATTATGTCAGCACTACGTCGTGCTCAATGGCCTGTTAAGTATGAAGCTATTCGCTCTGCCTTTGTCCGTGATGGTGTAAACCCCGCAACAGGGCGCAAGTGTAAGTTGCACAAGTGCTCTGATTGCGGGGAACTATTCCCAGCCAAGGACATGAGAGCAGATCACATTGACCCCATCGTCCCGGTCACTGGCTTTGACAACTGGGATGCACTCATAGGCAGATTGTTCTGTGAACTCGATGGCTTCCAGGCTATCTGTGTGGAGTGTCACGCCGTTAAGACCAAGGCCGAGAATGCAGAGCGAAAGAAAAACAAAGAAAAAGCTTGATTACTTATTCACACTCCTTCAACATCAACCCATCATTAACCAATAACATTATGTCAAGAACAAAACCAAGATCAACGGGGTCATCAAACCCTGCCACCAAGTTCCTTCAATGGAACACACAAGCTTCCACATGGGAGTTTTACGATAAAGAAGCCCAAGAGTCTAAAACACTACCACAAGACACGGGTTTCATTATCCTCGATCAACTCAACACCGCCAAGGGTTGGGACGATAGGAAGAACAGTGCAATCTGGGCTAACGAAGTGTATACCGTAGGAGATAAACTTACTCTCCGCAACAAGGATGGTATCGTTGCTTCCGGCATCTGGTCTGAGGTAAAGAGTGTTCACGGTGTTAAGTTCACCAAGTCTGTCTACGCTATGGCCAAGGTTGGCGAGGGTTACGAGCTTGTTAACTTTCAGCTCAAGGGCTGCGCCCTTACAGCATGGATTGACTTCCAAGACAAGGCAGGTGGCTCCAGCCAACTAGAAGGAGACATCGTAGTAGCAGTTACCGAGGCAGTCGAAGACCGCAAGGGTGCTGTAACCTTCAACAAGCCAGTCTTCAACATTGTATCCAGCACACTGTCCAATGAAGCTGCACTCCAGGCAGACAAGATGGATGGCACACTACAAGAATACTTGTCCTCCTACCTCAAGGTAGAGAAGCCCCCAGAGGACAAGGAAGAGGAAGAGAGTGAGCCAGAAGTAGTTTACTCAGAGCCAGCCGTTGTCGCCGACCCCTTCTAGGCATACCTGATAGCCCTTCCCCTTCGGGGGTGGGGCTTTCTTATATTATGATTAAACAAACAAACCCCAAAGACATGATTGGTATGCGCAAGGCTCCAATGTCTGGTTTACCAGCACCTGTTCTTATGGAATGTGGATTGGTTAAATTACACGGAGACTTGAAGTATGGTGCTTACAACTGGCGTGAAGCCGGCGTTAGGGCATCAGTTTATTACAATGCCTTCTTTCGGCACATCGAGGCTTGGTATGAGGGCGAAGACTTAGACCCAGACTCTGGGGAGCATCACATAGCTCACGCCATAACAGGACTAATGGTTCTCCGTGACTCTCAAATGTTCGGCAACTGCGTTGATGACAGGCCAATCTCACATAAACCAGGATGGATACAAGACATGAACGAACGTGCTTCTGCAATGATTGATAAATCTGAATTACTACTTAAACGCGAACTAACTAAATTATAGCATGAAAGAACTAGACTACATAGATCACTTCCGCATCATCATGAAACCCCGCAGACATTTCTTGGACCAGATAGTCAAAGCACTAGAGCCAATGAATGAATTGGAAGGAAAGGAAGAGGAGAGAGAAGCCATCATACAGAGTGCTGAAAACATCCTCCAAGAAATCCACGACAAGTATACTCAAGACCAGCACCTAGTGATGGCCAAGTTTTATTCTGAAGCTAAACAAACCGTTGGACGCGGCATCCTTTCTGGACTAATTAAAGAGTAATGGAACAACCTCACAACTTAGAAGCAGAAGAGGCTTTGCTAGCCTGTTGCCTACTGAACAATGCGTCTTACGACAGCATCAGCACCATCGTCAACGAAGACGATTTCTACCGTAGTGCTAATAAGATTTTGTTCGGTGCTATATCTAAGTTGTGTGCAACCGGTGACGAGTTCTCTGAGATTGACCTAGACGAACTACTCAAGCGTGAGGGGACAGACAAGGAGGTAGGTGGACTGGGTGCTATAATGCACATACAAAGACAGGTGAGTAGTTCTATGCAGATAGTGAGCTTCGCCAAGATTGTAAAAGAGAAGTCTAAGTTGCGTCAGATTATTCGCACATCACGCATCGCGATTGAAGCAGCTACAGAGAACCAAGACCCAGACGTAATCATTGCTGACATCGAGAGATCTGTTACTGCTACCCTGGACAACGCCTCCACTAAAGACCCCTCGATCAGGGCAGCGGCTGAGTCCTTACGTGAAGACTTCAAGAGGATGGCGGAGGGAACCTACGATACCTTCGCCCTACCAACTAGGATCAAACAACTAGACGATAAGCTGAGTGCTGGTGGTATAGCCAACGGAGAGGTAATGGTTGTTGCTGCTCCTACCTCCTGCGGCAAGACCTGCATAGCCTTGAACGTAGCCTTGCAGAATGGCGTAACCCACAACAAGCCTGGTCTATACTTCTCCTTCGAGATGCAAGCTAAGAGCCTGGCAAAGCGCATGATACAGACCTGCTCTGCTGTGAACCTCAACCAGTTCCAAGAGGGTGTGCTGTCCCCAGAGAAACAGAAGCGGGTGTGGGATGCTACTGAGAGAGTAGAGAACGCCCCTATATTCACAGAGCACTACGTTAGAAACATAGACGAACTGCGTTCACGTGCTCGTATGTATAAGCGTAAACATAACATTGAATGGATTGTCATCGACTACCTACAGCTGGTTCCTTGGAACACTAAGCTAAAGAAGCACGACGGCATCGCAGAGGTTAGCCACCAGATCAAGCTCATGGCTATGGAGTTAGACCTACCAGTAATCCTTCTGGCTCAGGTAAACAGAGAGGGAGCCAAGCGTGAGACAGGCATTACGCTATACGACTTGAAAGATTCCGGGGACATCGAGAACGACGCAGACATTATTCTCTTGCTATGGCCCAATGGTTCAGACACAAAGGAAGCTACAGTCCACAACGATCCCGTCCACGGCACACACATTTGCATCAAATACAACGTAGCAAAGCAGCGTGAAGGTGAGCGAGATCAGTATGGCAAGTTCGTCTTCCAAAACAACATAGGCAGATTTAGTTAACCCATCCTACTAACTATTATAAATATGACACAAGAACACCTAACTCAGAAGCAAGCATACAACCTTTACTTAGAAGGTTTTTCTTACCACCAGATAGCCGAAGACTTTGAGACAACCGCAGAAGCTGTGCGCTCCAAGATCAGGCGATACAAAGCTACTGTCCCTGCCGCTCAAGGTAACGAGCGAGTCCTTGTTATATCTGATACTCACTGCCCAGCCATGCACCACGGCTACATTGACTTCCTAATCTCTATCTTCCACAAGCACAAGTGTACACGTGTTGTTCACATCGGTGACCTGGTAGACTGGAACGCTATCAGCTTCCACGAGAAAGACCCATCCATGCCCAGTGCAGCAGACGAGTTCGTAGCGGCTTCTAAGCAGGTCAGAGCACTACACAAGGCGTTCCCTGAGGTAGACTACCTTATCGGCAATCACTCCGCTC